GGCGATGCGGATATTACTATTCCGGTGCGCGAAGAACTGAATCCTTTGTTTATCGAAGACCTGTTGTTGTTGGAAAATCGCGATCGTGCTTACGATCCCGATGTGTACGTCATGCGTGGTGTGTATCGTGTGCAAGACATTGATTTTGATTTGACACAATTTGGCTTGTTTTTGAACAACGACACCTTGTTTATTACCTTCCACTACAACGACATGATTGACACCTTTGGTCGCAAGCTCATGAGCGGTGATGTGTTGGAGTTTCCTAATCTCAAAGATTACAATCCACTCAACGCAGAAATACCCCTGCCTTTGCCCAGATACTATGTGATCCAGGATGCGGCATTTGCCGGCGAAGGATTCAGTCAAACCTGGTTGCCGCACCTGTGGCGTGTGAAAGCCACACCGCTGGTCAACGCACAAGAGTATCTGGACATAATGAAACAACCGTTTGTGACCAACAACATTTGGGATCCAGGCAATTTTTATCCCAATGGTACCCGGGTCAACTACGGAGATGTTTACTACCAGGCCACGGGCAATGTGCCCGCTGGCACTGCCATTGATGCCGTAAATCCCAGCACCGGTCAACCTTATTGGACCTTGATCACTGACCCCAACACCGTGGGCGACAGTGCCAGCACTAGAAACAAAGATCTGGCCCTGAACGATGCTATCTTGGCACAGGCCGAGATAGAACTGCCACTCAGTGGCTATGACATAACCAAGTTTTACATACTACCAACCTATCCCGACGGGCAACCGGCTGCTACCAACACCGGTGCTACCACAGACAGCAGTCTGATTAGTACTGCCAGTACAGAGGCCGGGTTAGAGACCACACCCAGAAGTTTTGGTTATACCATGGGCTATCTCAGCAACAGCGTGGATCCTTCCACAGGTCGCATACTGCCACCCAACGGCTTGCCGGTGACACCCGGAGTGAGTTTCCCTCCAAACCCAGTGCTAGGCGATTATGCCTTGCGACTGGATTATTTTCCCAACAGGTTGTTTAGGTATGACGGAGCTCGTTGGATCAAGATCGAAGATGCTGTGAGAACAGGGCTAGACTTTGAAGCCAATGCCAAGACACAACGTGCAAGTTTTGTAAACAATACCGAAGAAGTATTGACCAGTGATCGTGGCTTGATTCCAAGTCGCCAGAGCTTGAGTGAAATACTCAAGCCCAATGCCGACAACGGAGGTTGAACATGCCGGCCCTGACACCTTTGTTTTTTTATGACGAACAGATACGTAGATTCCTACTACAGTTTGCCAGAATCTTCAGCAACTTTCAAGTAGAGTATGGTCGCAACGAAGAAGGCACTGATCATACTTTGGTAAGAGTTCCTGTGCGCTACGGTGATGCCACACGTCAAGCACAGACCATTCTGCAAGAAAATTCAGCGTCGGGTATGCCGGCCACTCCCTTGATGACCTTTTATATCAGTGGGCTGGACTATGATCGTCCCAGAATACAAGAACCATACTTTGTGAGCAAGATCAATGTGCGGCAAAGAACCTACGACGAAGTCACAGACACCTATGAAACCACACAGGGCAATGCATTTACCATTGAGCGTCTCATGCCTGTGCCCTACAAACTGACCTTGAAACTAGACATTTGGACCTCAAACACCAATCAAAAGATGCAGATACTGGAACAGATGTTGGTCCTATTCAATCCCAGCCTGGAGATCCAAAGCACCGACAACTACATAGACTGGACCAGCCTCAGCATTGTGGAGCTAGAAAGCACGCAATGGACCAATCGAACCATACCACAAGGCATAGAAAATCCCATAGACATTGCCACATTAACATTTACCTTGCCCATCTGGATTTCAAGTCCGGCCAAGGTCAAGAAACTGGGCGTGGTCGAGCGTATCATAGCCAATGTGTTTGATGCGCAAGGCGACGCTTCAAATGCAGTGTTGAACAACGACCTATTGTTGGGCACACGCCAAGTTATTACTCCTTACAGTTATCAAGTCCTGTTGTTGGGCAATCGGTTGCAGGCTCTCCGACAACCCCAAGTGGTACAACCCAACAATGCCAGCCTAGATCCTCCTGAGAGTCCCGGTGGAGATCTTATGTGGCCAGCCATTGTGGGCCTGTATGGCACACTACGACCCGGTATCAGTTATGTGAGATTGGAACAGGAGGACGGAAGCGAGGTCGTAGGAACAGTTAGTTATGACCCCACAGACAATAGATTCCTGTTGATTGATATCGACGAAGATACAGTGCCAGCAAATACCCTGGATCCTGTTGACGCTGTGATCAATCCTTTGCTGAGTGGGCCAAACAACGGTTTGCCTGCCCCGGTACTGAACCAACGGTATTTGTTGACCGACGACGTGGGTTCCTATGAATCTCCCACAGCACCCATCGCCTGGCAGGGAGCCGGCGGTCAACCGCTTGTGGCCAAGGCCAACGATATCATACAGTATGATGGAGTTGTTTGGCGCATTTATTTTAATCATATCAGCAGCCCTGATAATATACAGTATGTCACAAATATCACCACAGGTATCCAGTACAAGTGGATCAACAATGTCTGGGTCAAAAGCTATCAAGGTTTATATCCTGGGGGCCAATGGAGTCTAGTGCTATAAACGCCGTGGGCATTTGGTTCTATGCTGTGTCTACCGGCAGATATCTGTATCTCATGAGATCAGATCCCAAACACCCAGGTGCTTGGGGCTTGCCCGGTGGTCGAATAGAGCCAGGTGAAAGCCTGCGCGATGCCATGTTCCGTGAATGCCGAGAAGAATTGGGATTTGTGCCGGATTTCTTGCGCTTGGTTCCCATAGAAAAATTTACCACGGTGGATGGTATATTTGCCTATCATACTTTTTATTGCAGTGTTGAAAATGAATTTGTGCCCAACCTCAACCACGAGCATCTGGGCTATGCTTGGATAGATTCCAACACTTGGCCCAAACCCATGCACCCGGGTCTGTGGAGCACTGTAAACATCGAAGCCGTGAGAACCAAGATACAAACCATTGAACAACAGTATAACACTTTGCCTTAGATCTTTTGCCGTGTTTACTGGGTAAGAAAACTTGAAATATCCTGGTGTTTGAGATTGGGTATATTTTCAAGTTCTGGAATACAGGCCGTGGTTGGCCCGCACAATCGCACAAATCTCACGCGAGCATGATCTGTTAATACCCGTTTGATCTGCTTGATCCAGTTGCCAGTAAACGTGGGATTGGATCCACTGGGTTTATAAAACTGTGTGCCGGCGTAGATGTTGTTGAATTGGTTGTCTGTGGTTGGACCCAGGTCAAAACCCACTAGATACACCAAGGTGTGCTTGTCAAGAGCGGCAATAGATGCTGCTATGGGTCCACTGCTGTAGCCAAAATAATCAGAAGGCACTGCACAGGCACCCATGTCGGGCAAAGGTCTGCGAGTGTAAAACCGATTGGTCTTGGCGTAGCCCGACTCTTGTATGTGCGTGGCTATGGCACGATCCGTGGATATCAATACATCGGGAATAAAATCTCTATACAAGGCATTGCAGCCGTAGATCTTGCCTTGCTGTTGCATGACAGCCAGGGGTATTTCTAGTCGGCTGATGCCGTTGCCTAACACAAATGCCGTGGTCATAAAAAATCCTCACAGTACTTAGCTGTGAGGATTTTGGTCAAGTACAAATTAAGAACTGTACTTTTCGACCTGTGCCAGGCTCAACTGATTTTGTTGACCTGCGGTGTTGACTCCGCCTGTGGTTCCTGACTTGATTTCGTAGCCTTCGTCGCTGAAGAAGTTGGCGTCAAAGCGAACGTTCTGAGCTACTAGGGTAGGATTCCAAACATCGCCTGTGTTGGCGTCGCCGCCGGTTTCGCCGCCGGTGAAATCTGACAAGAACTTGTTGGTCAGCTTGCTGATGGCTTGCTCTGTGGAATCGGCTGCACCTGCAAAGAAGCTGATGCTCATGTTGCCAGATGTAGGCGTCAAGTCGCTGGTCAACACACACTGTCCAACTTCTTGTGCTGTGCCTGTGGTACCGCCAGGAGCGGCTGCTGTGGGTGTAAAAGTTGTGCCAACTATGGCACCTGCTGGAGCACCCATGGCTTGCCAGTCGGTATTGCCTAAGGTGGCAATACGCAAGCTCACAGTTGGCGATCCACCAATCACTGCCGTGGCAGGATCAATGGTTGCAACTGTGGCCACTAGATATTTTCTAGAACCTTTTTGACGTATGATCACGCCGGGTGTTTGACCACCAGCACTGTTGGCAATGAACACTTCACACTTGACGATTGGATATGTAGCCGTGGCCACTGTGGGTGGCTGAACGCCGCCGACTACGCCAAGATACATGGTGCTTTCCATTGTTCCACCAGTTGGTAGAGCTGGATTGGTCAATTGATCAAACGCATTGAAACCAATGTCTTTGCCGACGTTGCCGCCGGTTTCGATTACTTTTTTAATTTTGAGAGGACGTCCCATTTTGTTTTCTCCTTTAAAGAAGCCCAATGCGGGTTCTAGCCGCTACGCAGGGGGTTAAAGCCTGCATAAAACGCAGAATTGCGTTGACAAGTATTTATGGCTTGTACAAATAATATCCCTGTTGCTATTATATTTAAATAGATTTATGAATTCCAACGAGCTTGTTCTAGCAGGCAACCAACACCGAGCCAATCACGATCCAGAACAGGCCCTGTCTTGTTATGCACAGGCGTTTGTACAGGATCGTCACAATCCACATGCGTTTAACAACTATGGCAATGTGTTGAGAGAGTGCGGAGATCCAGCTGGTGCCGTGCCTTTTTTGCAACGAGCCACACAGTTGGATCCAACAAACACCACAGCACATTTCAACTTGAGTGTGGCCTATTTGCTCATGGGCGACTATGCTCGAGGTTGGCCGCAATATGAAACCCGTTGGAACTTTGAACACATGGCTGGAACTTTGCCAAAATACTCTCAGCCACGGTGGACTGGCCAAGACCTTGAAGGCAAAACTATTTTTGTTGTCAGCGAACAAGGACTGGGAGACAACATACAATTTGTGAGATTCCTAGAAGTGTTGTTGAACAAAAAAGCACAGATCATTTTGTCTGTAAACAACAACCTGGCACCGTTGTTTGAAAAAAGTTCTTCAAGAATACAAATCGTACTCACAGATCAAACTCCAGAACAGTTTGATTACTGGACACCAATAATGAGCATACCCAGTGCCATCAACTTGACCCTGGATACCTTGCCAAGAAATTTAGCCTACCTCAAAGCTGATCCAGAAAAAGTTGAGCACTGGCGCCAGCAACTGGGACCAAAACATCGTCTACGTGTGGGCTTCTGCTACAGCGGTCGCAAAGACAACTGGCTCAATGCACACAAAGGCATGAACGTTGATACCATGCTTGATCTAGTCAAACGTAATCCCAACTACGACTGGATCAACTTGCAAATGGATGCTGATGCCGAGGATCTTGAAAAAATGCAAAATTTAAATTGTTCAATCTACAACGACCAAATAAACAATTTTGCCGACACTGCCGGATTGGTACATCATCTAGATGTGGTCATAAGTGTTGACACTGCTGCGGCACACTTGGCCGGAGCCATGGGTCGGCCCACCTGGATTCCTTTGAATTGGTTTGGCACCGACTGGCGTTGGTTGCTAGATCGCGATTCAAGTCCTTGGTATCCATCGGCACGCCTGTTCCGTCAACCCACCATGGGTGACTGGTCTTCGGTGATTGACAAAATACATCAATACCTGAGTTGGTTTAAAATTTAATCAATTTGGTACCCAAGCCTCAAAACGGCTTGGTAGCCGTTTGAGTTACTGTGCCATTGTTTGTGACAGTCTGAACACCCGAGGTATCTGTGGTCACTGCCGCACCCAACATCAGGTACTTGGTATTGGCCCAGCTCGACAATGGTACTGAAGGCGCTGTGACTGTGGCACTGGTACTGTTATACACAGACATTCCTACAGTGACTCT